AAAGAACTTTGCTTCGACCGTCTCACTTACGGGATCTTCTAAACACAAAGTCATCATCATCGATGAGGCTGACAACACCGGAAATGATGTTCAACTCCTTCTACGGGCGAATATTGAGACATTTTATAACAACTGCCGATTCATCTTCACTTGCAACTACAAGAACAAGATCATCGAACCTCTACACTCCCGATGTGCAGTCATCGACTTCACAATCAAGGGAAAACAAAAAGCACAACTCGCAGGATCTTTCTTCAAGCGTCTCCAAACGATCTTGGCTCAAGAAAAAATTGAGTATGATGAAAAGGTTCTTGCTGAACTGATTTCAAAGCATTTTCCTGATTTTAGGCGTGTTCTCAACGAATGTCAGAGATATGCTACTGGCGGTGAAATTGATGCTGGAATTCTTGCATCTTTCTCAGATATTTCTGTGAACGACCTTATGAAGCATATGAAGGCAAAGAACTTCACTGAGGTTCGTAAATGGGTAGTGTCAAATTTGGATAATGATGCTCTGCTGATTCTTCGTAGAGTTTATGATGCTTGCTATGATGCTCTTGTTCCAGCGTCCATTCCTGCTGCAGTTCTTGTGATTGCTAAGTATCAATATCAGTCTGCTTTTTGTGCAGATCAAGAGATTAATCTTTTGGCAGCATTAACTGAGATTATGTGTGAGGTAGAGTTTAAATGAACCCATACAAAATAAACAGAGATAGGTTGTATGAATATTCAGTAAAGACAACCCCTCAGAATGTTCAAGAAGCAAATGAGGGTCTTTTTCGTGCAAAAATGACTTTGCCTGCTGCAGCCAAGCACTGTGGAATGACGAAGAAAGAAATGAAATTAACCTTTTGGGAATTTCTTAAGTATAATAAACCTGATTATATACAGCCTGAGTAAAATGGAATTGAAAGACTGGTTAAATTCAATTAACCAAACTAAAAAGAATTTAATGGATGAAGATCCAACGGTAGAAAAGGAATATGCTCCTTATATTATCAATCGCTGTTTATCAGGTCAAATTGATACTATTCTTTTTGCAAACGCCATGAACCAAAATCATTTTCTTCCAAAGAAAATGCAATATGACTTTTTTATAAATAGTCTGAGGAAAAGGAAGAGATATTCTCCTTGGCTCCAAAAGGATAAAATCAAAGATCTTGATTATGTCAAGCGTTATTATGGTTATAGTAATGAGAAGGCAAAACAAGCTTTGAGGATTCTTACAAAAGAACAACTTAATTTTATAAAATCGAAATTTGAAACTGGAGGAACAAAATGAGTGTTGTTAAAGAACCTGAAGTAAGATGGACACCAGATATGATGATTGAAGTCTTATTAAATGAACCTGATGATTTTTTGAAGGTTCGTGAGACTTTGACACGTATTGGGGTTGCTTCAAGAAAGGAAAAAAAGATATATCAATCTTGTCATATTTTACATAAACAAGGTAGATATTATCTCGTAAGTTTTAAAGAACTGTTTGCCTTAGATGGCAAACATGCAAATCTAACTGTAAATGATGTTCAGCGTCGTAATCGTATCGCTCAACTTCTTGCTGATTGGGGTTTGATTGAAATTGTTGATGTAAACAAGATTCAGGATATTGCTCCTCTGAATCAAATCAAAGTCTTGGCATATAAGGATAAGGGTGAATGGATTTTAGAAACCAAGTACAATATTGGTTCTAAGAAAAAGAAAGAAGGGGAAACCGAATGATCAAGTAGGGGGTTTGCTACCCCCTTTTTTGTAAGAAGTTGTATAATTATATACGGATGCCGAAAGGGTCCACAAAATACAAACTCGCTTTTAAGGAGCTACTATAATGACAAGCATCGGTAAGTATTATGCTGCGGATCTTCCTACTTTAATGGATAAGATCACCCGCAATAGTATTGGAATGGATGAGTATTTTGATCGTCTATTCAATCTTCATGAAACAACTTCAAATTATCCTCCATATAATCTAGTTCAACTAAGTAATGTTGAATCTCTTCTAGAACTTGCACTTGCGGGATTTAAAAAGGAGGAAGTCCATGTCTATACTGAGTGTGGAAAACTTTTTGTTGAAGGTCAAAAAGAAGACAAAGAGACTGATACTCGCTACGTCCATAAGGGACTAGCTCAGAGAAGTTTTAAGAGAGCATGGACACTATCAGACGATACTGAAGTAAGAGATGTGCTATTTGAGGATGGTCTACTAAAAATTACTTTAGGTAAAATTATTCCTGAACATCATACTCGCAGGGACTATCTATAACTAAATAAAGAAAATCCATAATTTAAATGAAATCTTTCCAGCAGTTTCTTAATGAAATAAAAACTATTAAGTACCCTATGTCAAAAGCACATACGGTATATCTTAATGGAAAGGTTCAAAAAGTTCCTGCTGGAAAAGCAGTCCCATTTAACCCTGGAGGTGGTGGGAGAGGTTGATGTGAAGAAGAATAAATAACTTTGACTATCATCGCCGCAGGGAGGCAACTGGCAAAAACCAGTTGACGCCTCCCACTTTTTTTGGTATAATGGGTTGGAGGTATGAGGATAAAATGTCTATTAAGCTTGCATTATTAAAGTCCGGCGAAACAGTTATTTCTGATGCAAAGGAGTTAATATCTGATGATAAGGTTTGTGGATACTTGTTCACTAAACCTCATATAGTGGAATTAAGAGAAACTTATTTGCTTGTAGAAAATACAAAAGATGCTGGAGACAACTTGGAAGTGGTGCTAACTCCTTGGATTGTTCTTACTAGCGATAAGCAAATTCCTGTTCCACCAGATTGGATTGTAACCATAGTGGAACCAATTGACCAAGTTAAACAAATCTATGAGGAAAAAGTAAATGGAAAAACCAGTAAAGTGTCTATTACTGAAGGTTCATAATGTAATTATTACTGAAATAGTAGAAGTTGGTTCTGAACTTGGAGAACCAGATTGTAAACTTATAAATCCTTGCAAAATTGATGAGGATGGAAATTTAACTCGATGGCCTTCTGAGGTCACTAATCAGACAGAAATGATGATTCATTCTGATAGTATTCTTACTATTGTGGATCCAAAACCAGAAATTATTGAAAAGTACTTTGAATTAACTGCCTGATGTCGCAACGATTTTATACTAATGTTCAAATGGTCGGGGACCATTTCTTGGTTCGTGGTTATGAAAATGGAAGACATTTCATGACCCGTGAGAAATTTAACCCGACTCTTTTTGTTCCTTCAAATAAAAAAACAAAATATAAAACTCTAACTGGAGAATATGTCGAAGCAGTTCAGCCAGGGTGTGTTCGTGATTGTAGGGAGTTTATTAAAAAATATGAAAATATAGAGAACTTTAAAATATACGGAAATACCCAATATATCTACCAATACATTTCTGACAATTATACTGAAGATGAAATTAAATTTGACATTAGTAAAATCAAAGTAACTACTCTTGATATTGAGGTTGCTTCAGAGCATGGATTTCCTGATGTGGAATCTGCAGCAGAAGAACTCTTACTCATTACCATTCAAGATTATAGCAGTAAGCAAATCAGAACTTGGGGTCTTGGTCCTTATAAAGGTAATCAAAAAAATGTAATCTACAGAGGATTTAAGACTGAGTATGATTTGTTGACCGATTTTATAAATTGGTGGATGATTGAGGAAAATACTCCCGAAGTTGTAACAGGTTGGAATGTTGAATTATATGACATTCCATATTTGGTTCGTCGTATTGATAGAATTCTTGGAGAAAAGCTAATGAAGAGAATTTCTCCTTGGGGTTTGGTTACAGAAAATGAGACTTTTGTTTCTGGACGCAAGCAAATCATCTATGATGTTGGTGGAATCAGTCAACTTGATTATTTGAATCTTTATAGAAAATTTACATATAAAGTTCAGGAATCATATCGTCTCGACTATATTGCTGAAGTTGAACTTAATCAGAAAAAGTTGGATCACTCCGAATTTGATACGTTCAAGGACTTCTACACTAAGGGTTGGCAGAAATTTGTTGAATATAACATCGTTGACGTAGAACTTGTTGACCGTTTGGAAGACAAGATGAAATTAATTGAACTTGCTCTGACGATGGCATATGACGCAAAGGCAAACTACTCAGATGTATTCTCACAGGTTAGAATGTGGGACACTATCATTTACAATTATCTTAAAAAAAGAAATATTGTAATTCCACCGAAGGAAAAATCTGATAAAGATTCACAATATGCTGGCGCTTATGTAAAGGAGCCTATTCCCGGAATTTATGAGTGGGTGGTATCATTTGACTTAAATAGCCTTTATCCACATCTTTTGATGCAATATAATATTTCACCAGAAACTCTTGTTGAAGAAAAACATCCGAATGTTTCAGTGGAAAAGATTTTAAATAAAGAAATTAATTTTGAAATGTATAAAGATTATGCAATATGTGCAAATGGTGCGATGTATCGTAAAGATATTCGTGGGTTTCTTCCTGAGTTGATGGAGAAGATATATGATGAGCGAGTAATTTTTAAAAAGAAAATGATTGAAGAAGAAAAGAAACTTGAAGAGATTGAAACTGAAATGAAAAGACGTGGACTATATAGATAGTGCTATTGGAAATTACTATTTTAGATGTATTATTTAATTTATAAAACAACAAATAAAATAAATCAAAAATATTATTATGGAGCACATTGCACTAATGATGTAAATGATGGTTATTTAGGTTCAGGTATTGCTTTGAAAAAAGCAATAGAAAAATATGGGAAGGAAAATTTTTATAGAGAAATCATTGAATTTTGTGATAGTAAAGACGATATGTATTTAAAAGAAAAAAACGTAGTTTCTGAACACTATAAAAAAAATGAATGTTATAATATGAATACTGGAGGAAATGGTGGGTGGAATTATGTAAATCATAATGGTATTAATCTTGGAGATAATAATATTATGAGGAGGTCTGCAGAAGTTAGGAAAATTGTCTCTCAAAAAGGTAAAAAAATTCGTAAAAAAAATTCAAAATATATGCAGATTGCTTTGAGTAATTTAAAAAAGGCAGTTGAAGCTAATACCGGAAAAAAGAGGCAGAAACATTCTGAATTCATGAAAAAATGGGCATCAAATTATTGGAAAGGAAATAAAGAATATATTAGGGATTGTTTATCTTCAACATTTAAAATAACTTCTCCAGTTGGCGAAAAAGTTATCACTAATAGACTTGAAGACTGGTGTAAAGAAAATAATTTACCATATACTACTCTTTGGGTTAGTAGTAGTAAAGATGGTAAAATAATTACAAAAGGAAAAGCTAAAGGGTGGAAATGTGAAATTATCTGAACTGTCTGATTCTCAATTGAAAATTTTGAGAGAAAAAACTATAAAGGAAGTTGCGAGGTGCAATAACATCCAAATGGCAAGAAAAATTCAATTAAATTCTGCCTACGGAAGTTTGGGAAATCAGTATTTTCGTTATTTCAAACTCGTAAACGCTGAGGCGATTACTCTATCAGGTCAAGTATCAATTCAGTGGATTATGAATAAGGTAAATTCTTATCTAAACAAAATTCTCAAAACTAAGGATGAAGATTATGTTATTGCTTCTGATACTGACTCTTTGTATATTAACATGGGTCCTCTGGTTGAGACTGTATTCAAAGGAAGAGAGAAAACTACTCAAAGCGTTGTTTCGTTCCTTGATAAGGTCTGTCAGGTGGAATTTGAAAAATATATTGAGAGTTCTTATCAAGAATTGGCGGACTATGTGAATGCTTATGATCAAAAGATGATCATGAAGCGAGAGTGTATTGCTGAGCGTGGAATTTGGACTGCGAAGAAGAGATACATTCTTAGCGTTTGGGATAGTGAAGGAGTTCGCTATGAAGAGCCTAAATTGAAAATTAAAGGAATTGAGGCAATCAAATCTTCTACTCCAGCACCTTGCCGTAAGATGCTCAAAGAATCATTTCAAATTCTGATGAAAGGAACTGAAGATGATGTCATCAAATTTATTGAAAGATGTCGGAATGAGTTTAAAAGCCTTCCTCCAGAGCAAATATCTTTTCCAAGATCAGCATCTGATGTTCGTAAATACTATTCGCCATCAAATATCTATCAATCAAAAACGCCCATACATATTCGTGGTGCTCTTTTATTCAATCATTATATTACTAAAAACAATCTTGATAAAAAGTATTCTTTGATTAATAATGGAGAGAAGATTAAGTTTGTTTATTTGAAAATGCCAAATCCAATTCATGAAAACATAATTTCTTTTATTCAAGATTTTCCAAAAGAACTTGGATTGGAAAGTTATGTTGATTATGACCTACAGTTTGAGAAGAGTTTTATTGACCCTCTTAAAAGTATTCT